ATGATTCAGTGTAAACGGGTGTATGACCCGCAGGAAAGCAGCGACGGCTATCGGGTGCTGGTCGACCGTCTCTGGCCGCGGGGGATTAAAAAAGAGGCGCTGGCCTGTGATGAGTGGTGTAAGGAGTTAACGCCTTCCGCTGAGCTGCGCAAAGCCTTTCACGGCGAGGCGATCGATTTCGCCCACTTCAGCCAGCGCTATCGTCAGGAGCTCGACGCCCATCGCGAAACGGGCCTGCGGCTGGCGGCGCTGGCGCAACGCCAGCCGCTGACGCTGCTGTACGCCGCGAAGAACACCGAGCAGAATCATGCCCGGGTGCTGGCCGCCTGGCTGGCGGCCCTGCCGGTTACGATTTAGCCGGATGATCCCGGCGCCACAGCGCCCACTCGTCGAGAGTTTCGCCGCTGGGTAGTTTGCACTGGGTGCTGACGCCCTGCGGCGTTTGCACCGGCACCCGGGTGCCTCCTGATTGCTGACAGTATACCGCCGCGGGGTTGGGCATGCCGATGGTTTTCGTCGGCGCAGTGGGCTGCGGCTGGGCACAGCCGGCTAATAACAGTGGCAGAATAGCCAGTAGCTTTTTCATTGTTCCTCCCTTTCCTGAATGCCCGGGGATTTTAGCCTGAATCTCCACGTTTTCTCCATCTTGCCTGCACTTTTCCCCCGTAGAGTAGCCCTGTTCTCGAACTGACCAGAGAACAGATCATTCCATAATCAATGAGTTTTTCCCCGTCGCCCCCGACGGGGCTTTTTTTTGGGATTTAATAAATTGAAATAAAAGGATTTATTTCAAAAGTGTCCACATATCGACCACATTGACAAGAATAGCCCCCTTTCCAGGGGGCTATTTTTATACTGCAAGACTAAGTTGACTGTTCCCGTAATGAGAAGCCGGGAAAGCATCGCCGGGGATAAATCCTGGCGGCAAAGGATCTGCGCTGGTTGAGCGCTTCGTTACTCTGCGCTCTACGGTGTTAAGTGTCGTGAATGACTCGCTGCATTCAAGATTCTGGCATTGATGATATTGCCGGATGGTGAACTCGCTTAACCGGCGGCTGGTGCGGGTGCGGGCGTTTGCGCCGCAGTAGGGACAAACAAACATGATGATCTCCCATAGGGAGTTGAACTCACGGCTATTATGGCCGTTACTGTTCAGTTTCTGCAATCCAGTCGCTTATTTTCGCTTCAAGCTCCATTTTCGTGGTAAATCCGTTATCACCGATTACATGTTCCGCTCTGGCAATGATCCAATCCTGAGTATCGATTTCAGGCTTAAAGCCCGACACGGTCAGATGCATACCCGGGTATAAATCGGCGCGGCCGCGCGCCAGGGTTATCGAAAACTGTGCTGCGCCTTTCTGGAGTTGTATCCATTTTGCCGCAGCTGCGCGCCTGGCCGCCGTTTCGTTCTGATAGGTTTTACGCAAAACATACACGTTACCTTCAGCGCCTTCCATGTAATCCCCCTCCGGCCGGCTGCTTTTCTTCTCAGCCTTTTTTCTGGCAGTATTTGTTTTGCGCTTAGTGACCTTGACCGGTTTTTTCTTGCCGAAATTAAGATCCAGCCAGTACGCCCGCACACCAGTGTAAGCATCACGATCGGCAATGCGGAACCTGTGACGATCTCCGCTGGCACGGGTTATCTCAGCCGATGGCAGCGCCCTACCGGATGCACTGACGCCGCCCCCAGGCAGGATAAACAGCAGACAGCCATTTTTCACGGTGGCAATGGCCCCCAACATCTCCGCCATGCGCGTTAAAAACGACATGTCGCTCTCTTCGGTCTGATCCGCATGGTCGATCTCAATGTCGATCAGGGCCTCGCTAATCATCGGCTTCAGGTCATAACGCCGGGCTATGGCCGATACCACCCGCTCTACCGTCACATCATGCCAAGACACCTCCCGCCTGACGTTCATCTCTTCGCGAAAATCAGCGCTGTGCGCGGTGATGTCGATTACATCCGGCGGCCCGCTATGCCCCACCTCGTCAACGGTGTAGAGACCTTTGTAGATCAACGCCTCACCCAGCCACCCGATGGACACCGCCAGCTCCGCACCGCGTGGGGGTAAATCCGTTACTCCGTCAGAGTCATCTACTGACAGAGTTAGCTGATCAGCATCAAAACCGTTGTTATCTGTAACAGATAGCGAGGTGATGCGGTCGGCCAGTTCGGTCAGGGCGACCCCACCCAACGTGATACTAAAATCCGGTGTCTTTACGACCTCACTTAATTTTTCTAAATACCCTTCGGCTGCTGTTGTTAGCGTGTCTGCTATCGACATAACTCCCCCGTTTTTTGCTGATGATTCCATGCCCGCGCGCGGGGCTGAATCCCTTTTTGTTGTCAGCGAACGGGCAGACCGGCAACCAGGCGACGCCAGCAGACTTAACGTTGAATATGGCCCTGAACTCAAAGAGCAACATGATGGTGAACTTATGTCTGAAACTCGTTTTCACGGCGTCCGCTCTCGCGAAAATACCGACCTACAGCAGGCAATCAATGACATTGATTCCAGCGTGATCGGTATTGTCGCGGTTGCTGATGACGCCGATCCGGAAACCTTCCCGCTCAATACGCCGGTTCTGCTGACTCGGGTGCGTAACGTCCTCGGCAAGGCAGGTAAAACCGGGTCACTTTACAAAGCTCTCAAAGCCATTTCCGATCAGTGCAGCCCGCGTGTTGTGATTGTCCGGGTGGAAGAGGCTTCCGATAACGGCGCCAGTCAATCTCAGGCCGTTATTGGCGGAACAGATGGCGACAGCTACACGGGAATGTATGCCCTGCTGACGGCGGAGGCCAAAACCGGCTATCGCCCGCGCATCCTGGCGGTGCCGGACTACGACACCGAGGAGGTAACGTCACAGCTTTGCGTGATTGCCCAGAATCTGCGGGCTTTTGTTTATGCCGGTTGCAACGGCTGCGCGACCATGGCGGAGGCTATCGCTTATCGCAAAACCTTCGCTTACCGCGAGCTGATGCTGATCTGGCCGGACTTCATCGCTTACAACCCCCTGACGGATGATAACGAAACGTTTCCCGCCCCGGCTTACGCCTGCGGCCTGCGCGCCGCTATTGATAACAGCCAGGGCTGGCACAAATCGCTGTCGAATGTTGTGGTGAATAACGTTCTGGGTATTTCGAAAGATGTGTTCTGGGCATTGCAGGCAGAAGACAGCGACGCTAACGAGCTGAACAACAACGAAATCACGACGCTTATCAAGCGTGACGGTTTCCGCTTCTGGGGTAACCGCACCACGGACACCGAAACCTACACTTTTGAGGTGTTTACCCGTACCGCGCAGATCCTGGCGGACAGTATTGCGGAGGCGCAATTTACCTCTGTTGACAGCCCGCTCACTCCGGCCAACGTGAAAGATGTGGTAAGCGGCATCCGCTCTGCTCTCAGCAAAAAAGTCACTGCCGGCCAGCTTATCGGCGCTGACTGCTGGTATGACACGCTGGATAACGGCACCACGGATTTGCGCCAGGGAAAACTGATTGTGCGCTATAGCTACAGCCCGGCCCCACCGCTTGAAGATCTGACGCTATACCAGACCTTTACTGATGATTTTTACGAACCGGCGTTCGCGTCGCTCGGGGGTGAATAATGGCTATTCCTCACAAACTGCGGCTTTTTAGCTGCTTTGTTAACGGCGACAACTATCTGGGAAAAGTGACCTCTTTCACTCGCCCCAAACTGTCACGAAAGGTAGAGGACTATCAGGGCGGTGGCATGCTGGGTGCGGTCGGTGTTGATCTCGGCCTTGAGGCTGGCGCGCTGGATTCCACCATTGTTTTTGGCGGCGTCATTAAGGCTCTGTTTCTCGAATACGGAGCAGAAATTGACGGCACGCGACTGCGCTTTGCGGGTGAATATTTCACTGATGGCGAAAGCCAGCTTGTCGAGGTAGAGCTGCGCGGGCGATTTACTGAACTCGACGGTGGAGACTCAAAACAGGGGGAAGACACGGAGGAAAGCTACACCTTTAAATCCACCTATTACAAATTTTCCATTGATGATCAGCCCATTATCGAAATCGATCTGCTGAATTTCATCTACAAAAAGAACGGGCAGAACATGTTCCCGGACCGCATCTCTTCCGCCCTAGGCATGGGCAATTAATCACCTTTCAGAGGGTGGCAAAGATGCCGCCCGGAGATTTTTAACATGGCTAAAAAAACTAAAAACCTGTTCACGCTGATGCAGCCAGTAGTTCGTAAAGACAGTGAGATCGGTCAGGTGGAAATCACCGGCGCCATCAGTCAGGCCGGATCGTTGCGCGGCCTGAATCTTATCCGCGTTGCCAACATGGATGCAGACTCAATCGCAACATTGTTGACTCGAGTCACCGCGCCTGCGCTGACACAAAAAGAAATCAACGAGATGCACACTCTGGACTTTATCGGGCTGGCAGAGCTGCTGGTCCCTTTCTTGAATCCGCCGGAGCCTGGAGCGTCGAACGTGGCGGAGACGGAGAGCGAGTAATTACCGTTGCGTTTGACCAGATTGACGATTTGGTTGCTGATATTGCCGTTATTTTTAACTGGCCGCCCTCTGAAATTTTCGGCATGGATCTTGGCGAGGTGATAGCCTGGCGCAAGCGGGCGGCGCTTCGAAGTGGTGCCAGTGATGAAGAGTCTTGATATCCGCGTTGCGTTCAGCGCGATCGACAGGTTTACGCGCCCCGTTAATGCAGCCCGCCAGAGCGCGGGCGGCCTTTCCGACTCCCTCAGAAAAACACAATCCACCCTGAAAGGACTCGATAAGAGCAGTGCCACTTTTCAGCGAATGACCGCTGCCGTCGGCAAAACCGATCGTTCAATCTCACGAGCCCGTACCCGGTTTGATGGCTTGTCAGAAGCACAACGTAAAAACGGGACGCTGACAGAAAAACAGCAAATACTGATGTCGCGACTGGGTGAGCGGCTTGATCGGTTGACTGCAAAACGCGTGACGGAAGTGGCCCGCCTCCGTGAGAGTGCATCAGCCCTGCGCCAGCATGGCGTCATGCTTTCCGGTAGTAGCGCCACCATCGGCAACGCTATACGCCGCACAGAACAATACAACCAATCCCTTGAACGGGAAAAACGGCAACTTGCTGCAGTCACTCAAGCTCGTAAACGTTACGAGGGTGCGCAGCAGATGGCCGGGAAGTTGCGCTCTGGCGGTGCCATAGCATTAGGTACAGCAACCGCTGCCGGGTACGGCGCCGCACGCTTCCTGTCGCCTGCGGTTGGTTTTGATGAGGAAATGTCAAACGTCCAGGCGCTGACGCGGCTCGATAAAAGCGATTCGCAGCTGGCCGCCTTGCGCACTCAGGCAAAAAAACTCGGTGCTGAAACCGCCTTCACCACACGTGACGCCGCCAGCGGCCAGGCCTTTCTCGCGATGGCTGGCTTCACGCCAGATGCTATCCGTGCCGCACTGCCCGGTGTGCTCAATATGGCACTGGCGGGCAGCATGGAATTGGGTGAAACGGCAGACATCGGCTCAAATATTCTTTCACAGTTCGCCCTCGACGCCGGGGAAATGGACCGCGTCAGCGATGTGCTGACAGGCACATTTACCCGTACCAACACCACGCTTAGCAGCCTCGGCGAAACAATGAAAGTTGTCGGGCCGGTAGCGGCAGGACTTGGGATTAGCCTAGAAGAAGCCGCGGCGATGACCGGCACACTGGCGCGGGTGGGTATCCGTGGCAGCGAGGCCGGGACGGCAATGCGTCGCTCGCTCTCCCGACTGGCCTCCCCCACTACGGCAGCCAAAAAGGCACTCAAAGAGCTGGGAGTGGAGACTGCCGACGCAAGCGGAAAGATGCGACGTCCGTTCGATATTCTTCTCGATCTACAAAAACGCGTTTCCCGCTTTGGCGAGGTGGATCAGGTTTCATTTTTCAAAGATATCGCCGGAGAAGAGGGTTTTACGAGCCTCCAGTCTTTGGTCAACGGCGCAGGTGATGGCTACCTCCAGTCACTCTATGAACAAATTGCTGAAGCACATAAAAATCAGGAGGCGTTCGCCGTCGCTAACAAGAAAAAAGACAACCTGGGCGGCGATTTGAAGGAGCTGGACAGCGCGTGGGAGGCGTTCCGCATTTCTGTGGCGGAGACAGTAGACGGCCCATTGCGCAGACTGACACAGGGGCTTAGCCGGGCTATTGGCACTGTTCAAAGCTGGGTAGAAGAAAACCCCAGACTTTCACAAACGTTGTTACTCGCCGGCGGGACTGCACTGGCACTGACCGCAGTAATTGGTGGTATGTCATTAGCTGCTGGTCTGCTGATAGGTCCGCTGGCGAAGCTCAGACTTGGGTTTGCGCTTCTGTCCGGCGGGAGCGGAATCGGAGGTGCGGTATCAGCATTCCGCATGTTGAGTGCTGTGGGCAGTAGCTCACTGACAAAAATTAGCGGATGGGGGGCTTTACTCAGCGACCTGGCCGGACGCATCGGCGTATTAACCAGAATGATGGTACCACTGCGCGGTGCGTTACTTGGCTCCTTTACCTCTCCGGGGACGGCTATCAGCGCCCTGTCAAAAGGCGTTGGCGGGCTGGCACTGCGGCTAACCGGGATCCCTGCTCTGCTCGGTATTGTGAAAGGCGGAATTGCGGCGCTGAGTGGCGGCTTATCAATGCTATTGAGCCCAATCGGCTTAGTGGGTGCTGCGTTTGTAGCGGCTGGAGTACTGATCTGGAAATACTGGGGACCAATTAAGGCCTTCTTTAGCGGTTTTTTTACAGGCGTCATCCAGGGGTTCGCGCCAGTTTATAACGCATTTTCCCGGCTGGCGCCCGTTTTCGGGGTCATTGGGGATGGCGTCAAAAACGTCTGGAACTGGTTTAAAAAAGTATTAACGCCCGTTGAGGAGAGTCGCGAGGCGCTAAACAAATGCGCCAGCGCCGGGCAGACTTTTGGCGAAGTCCTGGGGACCGCACTTAGCGTTCTGCTTTGGCCCCTTCAGAAGTTAATGGAAGGCGTCGGCTGGTTACTGGAGAAGCTCGATCTCATCCCCGATGGCATTGAAAGAGCCAGGCTGGAAGCGGCCAGACTCAGGGCTATTCCGGTTATGTGGGAATGGGATGAAAAATCCGGGCGCATGGTTAAAAGGGAGTGGCAATGGTCATCTGAAAAGCCTGCAAGCAAAGGCAGTGCCCCGCCGCCCAATGTGCTCGGGGGCAACTCTGGAACAGAGCGGCGGCTGGGCCAAATCGCGGATAACACTAAAGGCCTTTTAGATGAGGAAAAGCGAAAACGTATCGGGCCGGGTGACATTGTATTTAAAAATCTCCCCCCAGCCTTTGCAGTGCGTGGTGAATGGCAGGAACCGAGGCTTGTCCGCCAGTCTGTCAGCGCTCGCCCGGTTATCGCCGCTGGCGAACCATTGATAAAACAGACGCAAGCATGGCAACCGGTACGCCGAAATCAAAGCACCCACACGGCGGCTGCGGCTTCAGGTGGTAGTTTTCCCGGTGATATTCACGTCCATCTGCACGGCATTCAGAGCAGCAATCCGCGCGAACTGGCGCGACTTGTTGGCGAAGCGGTCCGCGCAGAAATTGACAAACAGCAACGCGCTGCCCGGGGTTCGTTCCGGGACCATGATTAACAGGAGTTATAGCTATGATGATGGTATTCGGGCTCTTTGTATTTGAACTCAGGACACTGCCCTATCAGCAATTGCAGCTGTCCCGTAACTGGCGGCACGTTAAAAATGAACGTGTGGGCCGGAGCGCAAAATGGCAGTACGTTGGCGCCGGTGAGAACCAGCTGACGTTGGGTGGGCTGCTGTACCCTGAAATTACCGGCGGCAACCTGTCGCTGGGTGCCGTCTCGACAATGGCTTACACCGGGCTTGCCTGGCCGCTGATTGATGGCGTCGGGTCTATCTACGGGATGTATGTCATCACGGGTTTGCAGGAGACGCATCAGGAGTTTGATCGCTACGGCAAAGCGAAAAGAATTGAGTTCACGCTTTCGCTGCAAAGGGTTGATGAAGATATCAGGGAGCGACTGCAAAGCGCCTCTGTCAGCGAACTGATGACAACACTAAAAGAAGGTGCAGAGACTGCATTAAGTACAGCTCAGGATACGCTCGGCGGTATGACTTCCTGAGCTGCGGCACAACCATCAATGACGATACTTCTGTTAGCTTAGATTTGCAGTGACACATCTGTTGCACAGGGCCAAACCTAATCTGACAGGCAGCTCTGTGCCAAAAGAGGACATTACTGCTACTAAAGAAAGTTAACACTTTGATGTAGTTATATGACCATTGAATTCAATTGAGACTTACGGGTTTAATTATTAACAGAACTGAACACCCCTATCATTTTTATTTTTGCTTATGAAATACCAAAGTAGATATTCGATAAAAACATATAAACACCACTATTATAAAACATCAATTTAGCATGAGGCGCTTGGATATTAACATAGACGTAGACACTCCTTCTGTATACGGTATATATAAAGTCTTGTTATTTATTTTGTGAGCATCCATCACATTATCTGTAGAGCGAAAAAGAACCTCAGGGTGATATTTATTGATATATACACTAGATTGTTCTATTTTTTCGAACGCGTAATCACAATAAACGCTAACGCTCTTTAGACGAGTTGAAATATCATCAATGGGTCTGGCGTCACCTTTTAATATTTTAGCTCTGTAATTCGAGTCGACACCGACGATTAGAAAGTCACATAATTCCTTACAAGCTAGCAAATAGTTTCTGTGACCATGATGAAAAAGATCAAAAACTCCAGATGTATATCCAATTATCATATGCTACCTAAACGTTTTTACTGCTGATTTTTTTAAGAATAAACAATCCAATTCTCGATAAACGCCCAAGTAAATATTCAGACTTAAAGCAGACGGAGTATTCATTAACTCGCAGTCTAATACGGACTTTATTGACTCTAACTGTTTATTAATTAAATAGGTAGGTACTTGCTGAGCACTGCCTATACCAAAAATAGGAATAAAAATACTTTCGAAAGAGTTTTTGATGCATTTCTCTATTGAATAGGAAATTATTTTCTTTATAGCAAGATCATCATAACTTATTGTATTGTCGCTATTTTTTTTGATTGCAATCGCGTGGATAACACACTTCACCCCATGCTTCTGTAATGTCAAAGGTTGCGAAGGAATGCATATCCCAAGATTAAAATCGTTATACTTATTATGCTTTTTCTTAAAACGAACAATATTTTCATACAGTGGATCAGATATAACATTTCCAATATCATCCTTAGATGACGCCATATTTCTCACCCTGCCAGATATTGATGTACTTGAAAAGCTTGCTAATTCTAAATCACTATTCTCAGATGTCACAATCACTTGAATATTACTTATATCTTCTATGGAGCCAAAAAATGAGAATATATTAACATTCTTATAATTTATGATTTTATCTAAACTCAACTCATTGACTATCTTGTTTTTTGGAGATGTGGGGGTTTTCATAAAAATAAAAAACAAAAATAATAAAATTATAAGTTCTATTAATGCCAGTATGATTGTTATTGAAGCACCTTTACCTTTTAGAGAGACTAAAAAGGCACTAACATAATCAGGCAATAACGGCATTATCTTGCCAATAAAATCTGAGATTGGAACGTACTCTATAAAAAAATACAGAATTGTGAACAAAAAAATGGTGGCTACATACTGAATACAGCTGCTAAAAAAATTCTTATCTTGGCTTATTTTTTTCTTATAGAATAAAAATGAATAATAAATATATTTAGGTTTTATTTTATATAGTATAATACACAGCATAATGATTGATGTAGCAGCGACAATACAATAGGTGAGCATAAGTTGTTAACTTTAAAGGAATTTATTTGTTATCATGGTACCACATCGAGTGCCATGCTGTCTATAATAAATAATGGGTTTAAATCGAGCCAATCAAATGAGGATTGGTTAGGGCACGGTGTATATTTTTTTACAGATGGTATATCAGACCCTCTTAAAAACGCAATTGAATGGTCAAAAAATAGACACAATGACACCTGCGTAATAAAATCAAAGATTAAAGTATATGATTCGGAAATTTTAGATTTGAGAACTAACAATGGATTAAATATATATAATTTACACAGAGACAGCATCATTGACAATTACTATAATGAATTAGCCAAGAGACGTGATATCACTATAAAAAAAAGAAAAGACGCAAGAGTAGATGATTGTATAATTATGGGCCTTTTGCAGCAAAGTTTAAAGCACAAGGTAATTATCCATAATGTTTATATAAAGAATCATCACCAAAGAAAACTTGCACTGGAATCAAACTATCCAAATAGTACTGTTTTATGTGTAAATGAACTTTCATGTATAGAGATTATTGATGTTTTAAATATTTAATTTGAAGATTGACACATTCTACTGCTGTATAAATAATTTTGACTGAATTGAGTACCAAATGTTTAGTATACCTGTTTAGTAGATTATGAATGTGTTACTAGTCACTCAGTACACTTTTTGCTCAAAGCAGACTCTCAAATTTGATTATGTGTTACAGATGAAAACTGTCAGGTCAAGCTTGAGCTAATGCATTTGACGATACTCAAGACCGGCAAACACGGTCATTGCTGACCGTGTTTTTTATGCCATACGTCTCCACAGACAGAGGGTGACGTATTCGTTAGTCACATCGAGTGATTCGTTTGCAGTTTCTTGCTCGCCCGCTGCGTCGATAAAGGTTCCTGCTGTCATATTGAGCGGCCCGCTCTTCTGGTTGTCCGTGCCGTGTGTCGTGGTCGGATCCCAGGTCTCACCGGGTGATCTGTCACCCGATTTGTGCCAGTGTGGCGGGAGGTTGCTGGCTGCGATTTTTACCTTATTGTTGCCGCCGGTCGCACCGTGCCCGGAACCAATGCGCACTACCCTGTCGGCAAAGGTATCGCTTAAACTCTCCCACGTCTGCCACGGGAAGCGCTCAGCCGGGCTTTTTTCACTAGGGATAATAATTCCAGGATAAAGAATGGCGTCGACGATAGCCTTAAACCCCTCACCGTCACGGTTCATCCCCAGATTCTCGCGCGCACTTTCAACGTCGGTTAAGTCAGATAGGTTACTCTCTTTTTGAAGTGCGCCGGTTATGCGCGAGTCATCCCCCGCAGCTACCATTCCCGTCTCGGTGCCCACGTCCCGCGTAGCTGAGTTACCCAGTTCAAGATTATCCCTGGCCTCTTTGGGATCGTTTAAATCAGAAAGATTTTGTGCTCGCCGCAGATAGCGTTTATCACCTGTTTCCTGCGTGAGTGTGGCAAGCGCCGGATCGATAACAAGCTGCACGTTTGAGCTGTGCGTCAGCGTCAACACCAGCGTCAGAATGATCTCTTTGATAATGGAATCCGATTGCGCCGGGAGGTATGTCGCCGGGTATGTGCCGTAAGCGATGAGCGTACCCTTAGCGCTGACCAGCCCCGCTTCTCTGAGCGTTTTACCCGGATAATCTTGGCAGTTGATAACGATCTGCCCGCTGATAAACCCCTCATAGCTTGAATCAGAGTCAAAGGTTTCACGGCCAAACTGTCCAAAAAGCGCCGTCACAGCCGCCAGCTCATCGGGATCGGTCGGCAATGTCACGCCGCCACCATCGCCGATCAGCACGGAGGTAATATCCACCACCTCCCCCGCCTGATACGCGGCCTCGATTTCGGCGGCGCCCGCCGTGGTTAGTGTCAGTCCCGTGGCCATTATACCTCCTCACTTTTTGTTTCTGGCTCAATGCCGTACACGCTGGCAAGTTGATCATAAAAATCATCACTCACGGTCTTGCGGTCAGCATCGATATCGCCTTCATCAAGATAAATCACACCAGCGATCTGAAGCCGGTTCAGGTGTTCCAGGAAAAACGCATCGGTCTGACAAAAGTCGATCAGGCTTTTTAATTGATTGAATGTTTTCATAGTTTGTTCGTTATCCAGTTGCCGGGTAAATCGTCGTAATCGTCCAGGCCCGCACACGCATAAAACGCGTAATAGTGCGCGGTGACGTTCGGCACTTTGCCCATAAATACCAGGCCTTTGCCGGCGAGTAATGCGCAGCTCCTGAATATTGCCGTTGTGGTGACAATCTCCGGGTAACTCGCAAGATTAAATATCGTGTTAACGTCGCTGTGTAATGACGCACAGCCGTCAAACAGATAACCCACCGTCGTTGCCGCCGTGGTGTTGAGTAATCCCGCCCCGACGACTTCCAGCGCACTGCATTCCGAAAAGACATTCGTGAATACCGTGGCACTTATGCTGGCGGCAAAAAGACCGGCTGGCACTGAGCGCAGGTTTTTACAGCCCCTGAAAGTCTGGCCGTAAGAGGTCACCAGCGGGTTGCCGCTGAACAGGTTTTCCGGTATTTGCTCCACGCCGGTATTCTGGAACGTGGCGCCAAACGAGGTAATAAGAGAGCAGGACGCGAACAGCGTCGGCGGAATATTTACCAGTGAGGTGCAACCGTAAAACGTCGATCCGGCGCCGGACAGAAGAATGTTGTTTTTCAGCAAATCGCCAGGCAATAACGCCAGTGAGGTGCAGCCCGAGAATGTCAGCGTTAACGAAGTGAGATTGATGCAACCATCAAGCAGGCCGGATGGTAGCGAGATGAGTGCAGTACAATCCCGGAATGTCGATCCCATGCCTTTCAGGGACACCATGTCGCTGAATAGCTCTTTTGGCAGTTCAACCAGCGCGGAGCACTTGTCGAACAAGAAATCGACGGCTGTCACTTTGGCGCAACCGGCAAACATATCTCCCGCGAGAGAAACCAGAGAGCGGCAACCTGAAAACGTATAGCCCAGGCTGGTTAACGCGCTACATCCCCGAAATGCACCGTCCTCCACAGAAACCAGCGAAGTACAGTTTACAAAAGCGTATGTGAATGTCGTTACCAGCGCTTTCTCAGCAAAAGCATCAGCATCAATTTTCGTGAGCGATCCACAGTTAGCAAAAGCGTATGAGAAAGTGGTGACTTTCGCGCAGTCAGTAAAAGACGGGAGCGCCGTCAGGCTGCTGCACCCATAAAACGTACTGGCAAAGGTCGTCACCTCTCCGCAGCCGCTGAAAATATCTTTCGCTACAGTTTCAAGAGAGCGGCAGCTGTAAAATGCAGAGGCGAATGTCTGCGCCAGGCTGCACCCGGCAAATAAACCCGCGCCGACCGTTTTCAGCGAACTGCAACCAGAAAAGACCGTGCCGAAATAGGTCACTTTCGACAGACCAGCAAACAGACCGGCAGGAACAGAAAGAAGCTGCGAACAGCCAGTGAATGCACCGCCAAAATGATTCGCTTCAGAACATGTTTTAAACAGGTTGGCGGGAATTGCCGTCAGTGCCGCACAATTCTGGAATACGCCGGTGAATGCGCCGCCCGGAACATCCGCAAACATATCAGCAGGCAAGGCAAGAAGATTTTTACACGCCCTGAAGCTATAAGAGAATGTCCTTGCTGAACCGCATCCTGTAAATATTCCCGTGCCGATATTTGCAAGCATTGAGCAACCATCAAACGCGTAACTGAAATTCACCGCAGATACACAGCTGTGGAACAGATTATTGCCGATACTGATCAGGCCGGTGCAGCCTGCAAATACCGATGAGAAGTCGATCGCATCGGGCTGGTTTGCAAATAGCCCCGATGGAACCTCAGTAAGCGATGTACACCCTCTGAATGCGTCTGAAAAATCCTCTATCTTCATGCGAGAAAACAACGATGCCGGAATACCTGTAAGCGACGAGCAGTTGGTAAAAATATTTTTGCAGTTATTCACGTTTGGCAAATCGTCAAATGCTCCGGGACGAATAGCCATTAATCCGGTGGTATCCAAAGCGAACCCTGAAAGATGACCTCTTTCCCCTGTAACACTAATCAATTCCACAACAGGGTTCAGTTTCGAAGAATAGTTAGATAAACGGCTGCGCAGACAGGCAGTTTCCGTGTTCTTAACCGTGATGGTATATTCCTTTCCCTGTACTAATTCACGTGTAGGAATAACCCAACCTGAAGCTTCACTGGCGGGATCGAAACGGTAATCCCGGCTGTCAATGCCATCGCCATAGTCAACCGTGAAACCCTCGTCCATATGAGCAAAGAATATTGGCCTGGTTGCACTGTCGATGCGGGTAATGAACTTCATTACCGCGACCACTTTTATGCTTATCACCGCACTGACGCCATTAGTCGTCGTAACGGTGACCGAACAGGTACCTCGCTTCATGCCCGTAACCAGAATATCGCCGTTTACTATCCGGACGGTCGCGATTGTTTGATCCGATGTAGTTACCGTAAAGGTTTTATCTTCCGCGTATTCGGGGAGAATTGTCACCGTGACCGTTTCCGCGTCACCGGGGGCCAGATTCAGCTCGTAGCGGGATAAAACCACCTGCAACGGGACAAAGCGCGGCGTGATTTTCTCCGTGGCGTACATGTAACCGGCCGCATACGAGGTTCCCTGAAGTCGGCCAAATACATGAACGGAAAACCAGCTGCGCAGATTCCTGGCGCGCAGCACCGCCAGTTTTAGATCCTGCTGGTCGTATTCCGTCACCGGCAAATCGTTCTGATACACGTTCAGGCGAAAGGTATACGGATCCCCTTTCGGGTTCTGATTGAACCATTCAACAATATCCGTCCCGAAAGGACTGTCCACCAGGGCATGACGGACGGCGGCGACCGTACCACGATGGCGGTGGATGTAGTGGGCGCGCTTGATCGCATCGCGTTTCTTTTGTTCTGACCAGTTAATATTCCAGGTATCAACCTGATATTCCCACGCCAGCCACGGCAGCAGCGCCAGCGGGCAACTGTCCGGATCTTTAACCCAACGAATCAGATATACAGGCAACCTTTCCAGCGCTGCGGCGCTGGCTCTGTCGATGGCCCGCTCCACGGCGGTGGCGTTGGGGGGCAGAATGCTGGCGGGATAATTAGCGGTCATGGTCCATCACCACAAGATTGATTTTAACGGCGGTGCAATGCGGGGCTTCGCCCATCGTCGCAACGACGTCGGCGACGGGTGAATGCAAATCGACGGTGACAACGCCGTCCTGATGCAGCGCCCCGTCTATGCCTGACCGTGCAGCGGTGGCGTTGATAAGATGCACAGAGGCAGTGTATTCGTTCAGTGCTGCGGTGGCTTTTTCCAGCACCGTGGCGGTGTCCACGCCATAAGGGACGTAAATATCAGCAACCACCTGATAACTCACAATCACAGCGGAGCGGACATAATCAGCCACATAATCCGTAATCGGACGGACGTCTTCCGGGTTTACCGCTGACAGGACTTTATCAAGCAGCGCCTGCGGGGCAGTCCCATCTCCGGTACGTGACAGCACGTAGAGAAAAACTCGTCCTTCCTGGTTATGGGTTTCAGGGCCATAGGCGCGCACATCGAGCACATCCGCATCCGCACCTCGCGCAAAATAGTGATAGGCATTTCTGGCGCCCGCCGTGCTCAGGCGAGCCCATGAGAGCAGCGTGCGGGCGCGCAGCTCTTCGTCGCTTTCATATACTGCGTCCGCCTCGTCGGTGGCTTCGGTAATCAGCAGGCGTTCAGTGTCAAAATTCCCGGCGATCTGATCGAGATCCGCCCCCAAGGCGCTCGAAAGCAGCACCGCGCGCGCGGCTTCATTGATACGTTGCAGCAGATGGATCTCGCGATAGGTGAAGGCTTGGGCCAGTGCCGCCATCGGTTCAGATTCCAGCAGCAGCGCAGCAGACACAGAAGCCTGAAGTTCCACAGGCATGGCCGCCACGATAAGCGCCCGGATATCAGCCAGCACCGTTTCAAAATCGGGCACCTCGACGATATCAGGCTGTGGGATCTGAGATAAATCGACGGACGTTTGCACACTAGCTCCTTAGCCTGATGGTGTTACTGGTTTCTGTCATGGTTTCCGTGATAGTGCCGGTCAGTTCAGCAGTCACCGCGCCTGTTTCTGAAAACACCACATTGACGGTGGTCAGACTGATCCGCGGCTCCCACTGCGCCAGCGCAATAGCGGTGGCGCCCATCAGTTGCATGCGGGTGACGGTGTTCTGTGGCGCATCGAGTAAATCAGGTACCACACTGCCAAAGTCCCGGCGCATCACACGGGAGCCTGTTGGCGTGGTGAGGATTTTTGTCACAGACTGCCAGAGCTGATCGTGATCGGTCAGCGCACCGGTGCCCTCCGGGTTCATCCCGGTATAACTGGCTGTCATTGCGGACCTCCCGTGGTACTCCCGCCAGACTGCACGCCACCGTGTTTATGTTCATGTACGGTGATCCCGTTTGACTGCAACACGCCGCCGGAATGGAACACATCACCGGCCATCGTGCCGCCGTGGGTCAGTTCGAAAGTGCGCGTTTTGAGGTGTTCCGTGCATTCCACCTCCGGTGTGTCCAGCGTGACGCGGGTCTCTGCCTGGATATGCGCGGTTTTAATACCGGTCACGGACAGTGCTCCGGCATCGGCGGCGGCGTCGTAATGCAGGCGCGCGCCATCCGGTGCGGTGATGCTGATTTCCAGCAGGTTGCTGCCCGTTGGCGGATTATCTGCGCTGTATGCAGAGCCAATCACAAACGCGTTTTCAGGGTTGCCGCCCGGACAACCGATCCAGACCTGCTCCCCTATCGAGGGCGGCAGCCAGATGCTGAATGCCCCTGCGCGGGTGACGTTCCAGCGGATCCAGGTGGTCAGCAACCTGCCGGAGCGAACGCGCACCGCTTTCTTGTCGGCGCTGATTTGTTCCACGACGCCCAGGCGCAGAATGTTTTCCAGCAGGCGCATCAGCTCAGCATTCATGACGCACCGCCCAGACTGCTGATAACGGCGTTTTCCGTAGCGCTCAGGTCTGCCGGAGTTATGCCCAGTAGTTCACGCGCCGGGTACTGCGCGTAAGCGCCCGGGCCAACTTCATCCTGGAGGCCGTACTGGTGAATACGGGCAATGCGCGCGGCGATGCCATCAAATCCTACGGTGACGCCGCCCGCGTCCGGTCTGACTTTCATAAAACGCAGGGTGCGCAGGCGGGTAAACATCGGCGCTTTTTTTGTCTCTGTCTGCGTCGCTGATTGCGTTTTGATTTCCAGATAGCGCTCGATATCGGCCCGGTAGAAGGTGCGTATACCGCTGCGTTTCTCATCAAAGCCCGTGATTGTCCGGCCATATTTACCGCGCCCGCCCCGCCAGTTTTTCAGCGCCCGCACCTCGTTATTCCAGAAGAACTTGATCCCCTGCTGGGTGCGGTAAACCTTACGGCGGCGCACGGCATAGCCGCTGCCGTCCGGGTTTTTCTGTGACGCGATGCGAAGCTGCTGACTACGGCGCACTGCCAGGCCAATTTTGCGCGCGGTACGGGTGCGCCCCGCCGGGCTGACGCCGTCGAGAATGTCCTGAAAGACCTGATCCAGCTCTCTGAACATGCGATCGCTCACGTTCCGGCCTCCTGAAGCATGCCTTCAAATACCAGCCCCCAGCCTGCGGCGTGGGGTGCCAGCACGCGCGGGCGCGGCTCTGGCAAATGCTCGGCATACGGCACACCGTTTTCATCCAGTTGTACCAGTACCCGCTGACGCACCGGCAACTCAAACATCAGATCGGCGGTGTCATCGTTGTTAATCAGTGTGGTGAATTTAATCTGCTGGTTTTTATCGGGGTTCAGCAGCAGATCGGGCTGATTAAACCAGAGCCAGGCCATCAGCGGCAGCGTGAAGTCGTCAATGCTCCCTGCGTAGTTCATGACGAACAGCACCAGAGAATAGCGATACATGAACGACGGCGTTTCACCGGTAGTTTCAATGCCACCCTCTTCAACAAACACCGTCCAGGCTTCCGGGTTCGCCCGGCACCAGGTATTTGCTTTCTCTATGGCGGCGCGGAGTGTGTTTATCTTGAGCATTTATGGCTCCTTTCGGGTGTTCTGGCGCAGACTGTCCCACTGGCGGATCGCCGCTTTGTCAGCATTGCAGGCATCAAGCGCATCCATCAGCCTGTCGCTGAATATCGCCACCGCGCCCCAGGTCACTGGCTTATCCAGCGCCGGGCGTGGCGTCTCTTCGGTCAGGCTCTCCGGGACGGGTTCACGGACCAGCTGAATGATCGGCGCGGGCGGTGCGTTTTTGCAGGCTGCGGCTGATAGCGTCAGGCACAGGAGTAACAGCGCACGTGTCACCATTGAACGCGGTCTGCATTGCTTCACGTCGTCGCTCCCCTTCTGCATTACGCTGTTGCTCACGGACTTTTACCTCTGCCAGTAACTTATGGGTTTGTATGGCGGTCGCCTTCACTTCCTGAATAACCTGCTCGTAACCGGTCGCCGTTTCGGTCAGCAGCTTGTTGCGGGTCCGGGCCTCGCTCAGCTGGTCGGTCTGCCACCATACAGCAGCCAGAAGGACAAGCATCACAATCACACTGCCCGCCCTCATGACGGCGTACTCAGGCCCAGCAGACACCAGGCTTTAAAATCGTTGCGCCGGTTAACCAGCCCGGGGGAGCGCTTACCGCCCGCATTGACAAAATCAGTCAGCCTGTTGCACATCTGCGGCCATTGTCTGGCCTGGGCATGCTTCCAGATCGTGGTTCTCTGCTTGCGTCCGTTCTTATCGGTGAACCACATCAGCCCGGTGCAGCCCAGATTCAGGGCCGCATCCGTCATGGCCTCAAAGGTGAGCTGCGGCATGTCGGCGCCGTGGAAATTGTTATTGATGCAGTTTTCAGCCCGTTGCAGATCGTTAACCCAACGCCGCGCTATTTCCTGGTTGCTGTATTCGCGGTTTTCCACGCCACCCGTGGAACCAATGCCCACCGTCAGCACCCCTGCCGTGCAGTAATAAGGCGTGCTGCGGCAGTCTTCCCAACCGGCGATCTTCTGCTGCCCTTCTTTCGACGTTCTGACGCTCCCGGGCGCCAGCGAAATGCCCAGGGCCACAATCACCGCAATTGAACATTTTTTGATGATGTTCTTCATGCCGGTTTGTCTCCGTGCAGTTGCTCCAGCAGCTGCCGTTCGCGGTCCGACAGGTTGCGGGTTTCAGCCTGGCGGAGAATCTGCTCGATCAAGTCGTTGCGGCGCTGGCTGGCCTGCTCAATGCGGCGGCGGTGAATCGCCAGCCGGACGGCGGAAACAATCCCCAGAAGAAGGCCAGCCAGCGCCAGTTTTTCGCTGACGGTCATCACGCCCACGCCGGTCACCAGGGCGGATGTTGCAAACGCAAAATATTCGTTAATACGATCCAGAGTCATTCCCATAACTGGACGGTTACCCGTTCCACCTCGCTGGTTATCACGGGCATTTCGATCTCCTGCCCGGCATTCAAAAATATCTGGTTGCTCAGTCCCGGATTGGCTTCGAGCACCTTCTCAGTGACACCTGCGGTTTTGCCGTAATGACGCCAGCAGAGCTGATCAACCGTGTCGTTTTGCAACGCCCTGACTTTCATCAGAACAGCTCCGCATAAATACGGGCTTCTTCCCGAATGTCCGCGATACTCCAGCGCCCGTCCCGCCAGAGATCATCGATCTGCCTGTCCAGGGCCTCCGCATCCTTGTCGCCCTTTGGCGTGGTGCCAACGTCCCTGTAACCTTCCAGTACGCTGGCGCGCGTGAAGGAGTAGACCGCACGCCGGAAGCGATAGACTTTTGCGCTTTCTCCGTTGATCTGCTCGACAGGTTCACCGGTGGAAGTCAGCAGGACGGAAGCCAGCGATTCCGCGCCTTCCGCTTCCCTTTGCTTGCGCCAGTCCTTCAGCTGATCCGCGACATGCAGCGCGGCCTCCGTTGCCATATGCATTAATCGGGATGTTGTAATGTCACCGGCGATGCGGGCAGCGAGGCGCAGATCGTGGAGTTTTACCGTCGGCCAGAAAGTGCCGATGGCAATCTGTGCGCCGCCGTCGTCCACGTCTGTCACATCACTTTCAGCAGGTCTGACGGGGCGCTGCGCGATAAAACTCATCGTCGTTTCTCCGGTAGGTCAGGCGGTGGGCTCCCGGTAAAAAGACCGCATAACGGGCAGATCGCCGGGCGCGCCGCCTGTGGCGCGGGGCCAGTTCATTACGCTCAGGCGTTTACTTTGACGGCGGTTTTCGTTGTCTTTTTTGCCGCCGTTTTGCGGGTAGCTTTTTGGGTGCCGGCCGCCGTTTTCGTCTGCTTGCGCGTTCGTGTTGTTTTTTCTGCTGCGGGTGTTTCGGTTGCCGCTGTATCGCTGGATGAACGCTCATCTTCCGCATCACCACTCGCCGTGCTGGTCAGCGGCGCCTTCTTCAGCGCGCTGACCAGAGAGGCGATCTCCCGTTTCACGCCTGCGCCCGGGTTCAGGCTCATGGCTTCCCGGAAGAGTTTCAGCGCTTCGCCTTTTGTTTCCGCGTCTTCCGTGTCGCGACGACAAAACGCCCTCACCTTGCACAGCTTCGCGCGGACCTCATCCGGCATATCACTGTCAGCCACAATTTCGGCCAGCTCGTCCAGCATGGCGATATAGCCTGACAAATCGGCTCCGGCGTCCGTGGTGGCGAGGTTCAGAATGGGATTGCAGATTTCTTCGGTCAGCACCGTCGGTGCCGGGCGGCGATAGTTGTCATCCGGCATGCTCAGGCCATGCTTAACGACATAGCGCCCGATACGCAGCGCCAGCGCATAGTCGGAGCAGTCCACCGCCCACACCATCAGCGTGGTGATAACCGGATCGGCGCGTCCGCTGTCGCCCTCGATCGTGCCGTCAATCCACCCCTGAAACTCAGGAAGGATGCTGGCCTTTACAGCAGCCTTCGCCTGGCGGGACTGGATCTGGCTTAGCGAGGATTTATGCATATGTAGGCGAAAGAGGATCTGCTCATGCGCGGTGCGCGTCTCCGCGTCACGCTCATCACTGATGCCCCGCCTCTCTGCCATGACCTTCTGAAAGTGTCTTTGTGCCGGTGTCAGCATGGGTTCATTCTCCTGGGCGGGCTTGCTGCCCGCCATGTGATGGGGATTATCAGGCGAATGTCACGCCGTCGATCATGGCAATCATGCCGTACTCTTCAATGACATAGTCATCATTGCTGGACTGGTAAGTCGCCACGCGGTTGTAGTGCGGCTCTTCCCGGATAGAGCGACGCAGGGAGCCTTTCTGGTAGTACACAGAGAGGTTTTTCAGGTTGGTGATGAGTACGACATCTTCAGGAATACCCGGGACAAAGACCGTCGGCAGACCGCCGATCTTTTCCTGGCTGACAATGAGCTGCGCAGCCAGCAGTTCGGTATTCGGATTGGTCTGGCTGAGCGCGTTCACTTTCGGCAGGTTCACTTTCAGCAGCAGATCGGACGAGAGCACAGTCACCAGGCCGGGAGCGCGGCGGAACCAGGGATCCATAAGGCTGTGACGCGCATCAAGCACGGCGGCATCAATATTGCCGTAGGTGCCTGACGCAATTACCGCGTTATTCTCATCACGGGAGGTCAGCGTGATACCCGGCATAATGCGCTGCGGCGCTTCATTGCGGATTTTTTGCAGCCAGCCAACCCCGCAATCTTGCAATAACGGGTAGGTCGTGCGGTCCGAGTTTTCAGAGTAATGCGTGCCATTAAAGCCAATCATCTGGCGATCCAACCCCAGCTGACGAGCCATCGCATTACTGATTAATGACTGAAATTCAGGGTGACCGGCCCACGCATCCAGCTCCGCATACGAAAGCGCATAGTCATAGTTGGTTTTGCGGCAGTGGTAGTTCTGCGGCTCTTTGTTATGGTTCGGTGCAGGGTTACGGCGGTTGGTGCCGTCCGAGCTGTTATTGGTGCTCGCCATCGGCCCTTTACTGCCGATTTTTACTTTCTGCCCTTCCTGCTCTTTAACCCCAAAGTGGTTAACCAGCTTCATGAAGTCATCCGACTCCATGGCGGCCTGTTCCAGTTTTTGCTGGATAGTCGGATCGACGCTGAAACGATTGGCAACGGCTGAGGGTGAGACACCGTTCAGATGTGCCTGGCGCACAATGTACTTATCAAATAATTCGCGGGTCAGGTTTTCCATTTTTTACCTCTTAGAATTCTGCAAGCTGCGCGCTGCTGTTGCCGGTTGCCGCCGGTCGTGCGCTGTAATTTTCTGCGGGCTGGAGCTGAAGCTGACCGCGCAGCTCGTTAAGTTCACTGGTCAGTTGCTGAATGGTGGCTTTATCCTGTTGGCGTTCCTGTTCCAGGGCTCTGAACCGGTCAATCTGGTCTGCCTGAGATTGAGCAACGGCTTCAACAACCTGATGCAACTGACTGAAACGCTGATCGTCGGTTTTCTGGCCTTTGCCAAGGATGCCCATCACGCGGTTGAACCAGTTGACGCCCTCCTCGCTGCGATGAGCTGCCAGTTCGATCACTTCAGCTTCAAGCGCATCAGAGAACAGCGGCGCCTCGATCTGCTGGTTATTGAAGGCCATCACCTGCGCGCGCTGCTGCGCGGCAAATTTAAGGCGCTCAGTCCCCAGACTTGCCGGGGTGTCCGTCATCGCCAGGCCGACCACATACGCCTTACCGTTAAGGGCAAACTGCGGATGCAGCTCAATACTGGAATAGATTTTTTTTCCTTCATCGGTGAGCTGCTTCATTCGTGCCGAAGCGTCGATCTCGGCATAGAGCGCCGTACGACCGGCCAGCGGCCCTTCGGTGATATCCTCCGCGCTTAAAGCAACAACATCCCCCATGGCGCCAAAATTGCTGTCAGGAAGCATGGAGAGATAGTGCTCCACGTTCACGCGGGCGCCGTAAACGGCCGGGTTGTAGCTCGCCGCCGCATCGCGGAGGTGCTGCGGCTGGATCTCGCGCCCGTCAACGGTGGCGCCGGAAACCGCAACGCGAAACTTTTTGCGAGCGGGTTTAGTCGTGCTGGCCATGTCGTTTTATCCTGTTGATTAATGTCAGTCGCTGCATCATCGCAGAGCCTGAAAGCCCGGCGCCACGCGGTTTTGTTGTCGGAGAACGGCCAGACCTGAAAGCCCGAGCCGCGGGGATCGCGCGCAGGTAATCTCCCTGCTCAAAAGGGGGAAGTGATGATTCAGGATGCGTTTATTCGATTAAGGGCAAAGCAGCTCTACTGGCAGGGTTACCCGCCCGCCGAAATTTCGCGACTCATGGGTATCAACTCAAACACGGTTTATTCCTGGAAAAAACGTGACGAGTGGGACGACACAACGCCTATCAAACGGGTAACGCAATCCATTGATACCCGTCTATGCCAGCTGAGTGCGAAGGACAATAAAACCAGTGGCGATTTCAAAGAGATTGATCTGTTAACCCGGCAGTTGAAAAGGCTGGATACCGGGCAGACCACCACTACCACCGGCGTTAAAAAAACCAGTCGTCGCAAGAAGAAAAATCACTTCTCCGAGGAGCAGATCGATGCATTGCGCTCAAAAATTCTCGACTCTCTCGCATGGCACCAGCGCGGCTGGTACGAACAGCGCGATCAGCGTAACCGGATGATCCTCAAATCGCGGCAGATCGGGGCAACCTGGTACTTTGCCCGCGAGGCATTACTGGGCGCACTGAGAACGGACGTTAAGCACGACTATCAGCGCAACCAAATTTTTCTGTCGGCGTCCCGCAAGCAGGCGCTCCAGTTCCGCAACTTCATCCGTAAAGCGGCTGAAGAGGTGGACGTCGAACTTAAAGGCGGTGAGCAAATCACGTTGTCAAACGGCGCGGAGCTGCATTTTCTCGGGACGTCGGCGGCGACGGCGCAGTCGTACACCGGCCACCTGCGATTTGATGAGTTTTTCTGGACAGGAAACTTTATCAACCTGCGCAAAGTTGCCGGCGCCATGGCAACGCTCAAAGGCTTAACACGCACGTACTTCTCCACGCCATCCAGCGAAAGCCATGAAGCCTATCAGTTCTGGACCGGCGATCGATGGAATGCGAAACGGCCTAAAGCGCAGCGCGTTGACTTTGACGTTTCATGGAAGAAAACCCATAGCGGCGTGCTTTACCCGGATAAAACGTGGCGGCAGATCGTCACTATTCAGGACGCTATCAACAACGGCTGGGACTACACCGACATTGATGAAATCAGGGACGAAAACAGCCCCGATGAATTTGAAAACCTGTACATGTGCGAGTTCGTCAAAGACGGCGAAAGCGCGTTCAATCTTAGCCAGTTACTGGGGTGCGGCGCTGACGGGTATGACGACTGGCCCGACTGGAAACCGTTCGCCAGTCGCCCTATGGGCCAACGTGAGGTGTGGCTGGGCTACGACGCCAACGGCGGCAGCGGCAATGGTGATGCCGGTGCTCTGTCCGTAACTGTCCCTCCCCTTGTGGCTGGCGGCCGGTTTCGCACGGTTGAATTGAAGCAACTGCGAGGGCTGGAGTTTGAGCAGCAGGCGGCGGTCATCAAAGAGGCTGCCGAGCGCTACAACGTCACTCACATCGCCATCGACGGACAAGGCGTCGGGGAGGCGGTCTGGCAGATTGTTAAAAATTGGTTCCCGGCGGCTATTTGCTACCAGATGAGCCTCTCTTCCAAGCGCGCCCTTGTCCTCAAAATGTTGCAGGTCATCCGCGCCGGCCGCTGGGAATATGACCGCAGCGAGCAGGGCCTGGTCAGAGCCTTTAACGCTGTTCGCAAAGTTGTTACGCCCGGCGGTTTCATCACTTACGAAACTGACCGATCGCGCGGCGTAAGCCATGGTGATATGGCGTGGGCAACCATGCTTTCGATTATTAATGAACCGTTGGGCCAGGAAAGTGGCGGCGGTGGTTTCGCAATGGGATGGTAACTGTGAAAAAGAAATACGGTAAAAAGCCGATAGCCAGCACAGCCGGTTCTGACATTGCGGAGTCACTGAAGGCCGATCCCGCGTTGACAGCGTTCAGCTTTGATGGCCCTTATCCCGTGCGTGATATGGCCGATTTGCTGGACAATCTCTATTGCCTGGACAACGGGCGATACTATGAGACGCCAGTGGATTTTTACGGGCTGGCTAAAGCTCCACGTCAGAGCGCCTGGCATGAGTCGGCGTTGTATTTCAAACGAAATGTGCTCACCGGCTGCTTTATCCCGCACAAGCTGCTCAATCGCCAGACCTTTTCCGCGTTTGCGCTGGACTGGTTCACGTTTGGCAATGCCTATCTCGAATTGCCGCGTAATCGCCTGGGCGGCCCGCTACCCTTCAAACACTCTCTGGCGAAGTACACCCGGCGTGGGAGCACAGATCTCGATCAATACTGGTTTATCCGGCGCTGGAAAGAAGAGCACACGTTCAAATCAGGAACGGTTTGTCACGTTCTGAACCCTGATATTAATCAAGAGGTCTACGGTATGCCGGAATATATGGCAGCACTGCTGGCCGCCAGCCTGGCCCACTCAGCTGACATGTTCCGTAAGTTGTACTACGACAACGGATCGCATGCTGGATGTATTGTCTATATTGGCGCTGGACAGGTTGATGATAAAAGCATGAAGGCAGTCAAAGAGACGTTGACCGGTGCGCGTGGGAAAGGCGCATTTAAAAACCTGCTGCTGCATGCGCCAGGCGGCGGCAAAGACGGCGTGCAAATCCTCCCCTTCCAGCAGATCACGGCGAAAGATGAGTTTATCAACATTAAGAACGCCACACGTGACGACATACTCGCAGCGCACCGTATCCCGCCGCAGCTGATGGGCGCCATGCCAGAGGGAAACGGCTCATTTGGGGATATCGAGAAAGCCGCCCGGGTCTACGCTATCAACGAGCTGACGCCCGTAATGGAGGCGCTGAAGGTGGTCAATGAGTGGATCGGAGAAGAAGTGATCCGCTTTAACCCTTACGCATTGCTTACCGCTGAGAAATAACCGCCAGAAAACTCAGTTTCTTTAAACAACATCAGCCATTTATAACAGGCCAGCGTTTTCGCTGGCCTCATCTTTTCTGCTGAAAAAATCCCGCATCAGCGCCCCTCTGCGCGTCGCTGCTTTTTCCCAGCAAAGGGCATGCCTCCAACCAAAACGACCGCTCACCGTGACGCAGAATCCGTGAAATTGCGTATTCTTCCGCCTTCCCTACCCTGACCCGCTTGCGGGGGCTTGCCCCCCGTCACCTGCGCGCAGCGATCCTTCCATTTTCCGTGCATGCACAAACCAGCCTCAAATCTCGCCCTATATTGGCTTAAAAGGGATAAAGTGCATAAAAAAAGTGTGTAAATTTGTGCACTATTTTGCATTGCGGATTTGATGTGAACAAACAAAAAAAGAACCGCAGTTGCGGCTCATTTTAATTCATTATCTTAATGAGTCATTTTTGTTTTATGCAAAACTTGCTAGGATCTGTTCTCGAATAGAAGGCCTCATAGTCAGCCCACGATCAAGGAAAAATTGAAAATGCGTTAAGGCTTGTTGCTTATTGAGAAGCCCTCGACGAACTGCTTCTTGAAGAAGCCCGCCATGTCTCGCCGCTTTTACACCCCGTTCGCCACATGTTTTGTAAACCGCATTATCCGCCGAAAGGCATGTTGCTTCATGTATTCTCGCATTAACAACACAACTTATGTCAGCATACTTCAGCGCTCGTCTGCGAATTTTAATCTCAGCCATTTCAACATAATGCTCAGGTTCATAGTCATTAGTGAAATTATATGGAAGATTTAGCCTTGCAAGTTCCTCCTGGACATCAAGATTGTATTTAACTTTTAGTTCCTCGCATACATAGGGATCTATCCACACTCCTCCCGGATAAACTTGCCAGATAAGCCCTAAGCATCCACCTTCGTAAAAGTCAGATAGCACATTCGTGTCGATAACACATCTGGGACATTCAAACGGCATCCTCTCCAGCCTCCTGTTCGTCGTACCATTCATCCAGAAGACTACTGAGAGATTTTCTATCCAGTTCTAAAAGTTCAGATATGAAGGTTTCCGACGCGGAACCGGCTTCCCACGCTTTACGCGACAATACGGTTAAACGGCCTTTGTAATTTAGTGCTTCTCTTATAGGATTCGGTTCATACCTCATCCAACCTTTACGGTTAGCGGTTGCCCATAGGTATCTAGTGTTTTGTTGATTGATTAACTTGCATTTACTAAGGCGATCAATAATGCAAGTAGCCGAAACTCTAAATATGCTTTTCAGCCTAAGAACGGTTTCTTCATAAGCCCATCCCCCACCTTGCATGACAAACTGTTTCCTCAATGCACTTTCTGGCACTAAGAAACAAGCGGCAAAATGGTTCGCAACCTTCTCTTCTGGTGAAGTTGATCTGCCTTTGGTTTTATAACTTTTGGCAGGGCCGTTATACTCTTCACGATGAAAGATAAGGTGCGCATATTCATGGCAAATGCTGAAAATTTGCCGCTCTACTGAGATACTGTCATGAACATTTACGTAAATTGCGGTACCGTATTTATTTGAAAACGCAGAAAACCCGAACACCATTCCTTTATCATTTTCTTCGCGATTGAAAGGAATAACACGGATATCAGACGCTTCCAGAATGGCTACAATGTCACCAACACAGGTAGCGTTCCCGATACCAAGACGGAAACGCTCTTCCATAGCCTTATCTTCTACCCTTTGTAAGTCCTCTTCTCTGGCAGAGAAAATAGGCATTGAGTTAGGAAGATCTTCTGGTAAATTCGCATCAGCAGCCTCCTCAATAGCGTTGATATTTTTCAACTTTTCAATCAATTCATTGCGGAGTTTAGCGTCCAATAAATCAGGGCTATCTGCTCGCATTGCAAAACGAAACTCGCCATCATCTTGATCATAAAAATACCCGATAGGCTTATCAAAAACCTTGCAGAGCATGATGAGTTGAGTAACGCTTGGAACGCCCTGCGCCTGCTCAAACTTACTGTAAGTTTGACGTACAACACCAATCGCATCTGCGACAGCTATTGCACTCATTCCCGCGTCGTTTCTCGCTTGTACTAAGCGTTCAGCTATACGCTGTTGAATGTTCATATGTCACCTTCGTTTAACAACGGTGGCTCTTCTAAAATAATATAGGTTAATTGCTACTAACATTATGAATGTAGAGTCACAAAAATCATAGTCAAAATTGAGCTAATTCCATAAAATTCTAACCAAGCGAGAAAAACCACTTGAAAAAGAAAAAATTCATTTATATCAATTAATTAAAGATATTCTATACGTGAGTCGTTGGCGGCCCTACGCCTGCGGCTGATCAAAGTCTCTCCTCTGTGACGCGTGAGCGTATTCTGGCAGTGCGTATCTGCACCGGTTACAGTCAGTTAACCTGTTACGAGACTAGCCCAATATATCGTATCAAGTGCCGTAACCTCTCCCTCCTACGCCAATTTCAATGCTTGTACCGGGTTGATTTGAATCTTTCTTAATCCCGTCCAGTTCAAGATTTTTTTAACCAAGGATTCAACCTCACCTCTCAATGCTCTTTGTTCCTGACGTATAGCATATCCGGCTTTCATGTAGCTTTCGGCTTTTAAGCTGTCATAGTCGATACAATCACCAACCGTAATGCTGGAAGCAAGCGCCTCAAACTGATCAGCATGTGAAACCGCAAATTTGATGGTTCCTGAGGTCTTGAGAAATCTGTCCCCTCTGTTCTCCGCTTAATTGGTCGATTTCAAATTGTTCTGGCTACACTCACCAACAGGTACAGTCAGATTTGGAAAATAAACGGGCGGTAAATCTTTATTTTACACGGTTATTGATGAAGGTCTCAATCATCTTAAACAATGAAAACGCTTATATGTTATAAGCTATCAGTACATCTGCTCGGTTCAATTTAAGTCACTGATTACTATTCCTCATTAACCACTTGTTCGTTATATAAAAATATCTAATCGCGTGAATCAAAGTATACCTCTAGGCATGACTGTAATATAATCATGCATAATGAACATTTATACAATTCATAACAGCATAGGTGATAGCTTTATTTTCATCTATAGTCATATCACAAAGTTCTGTTAGTTCATTCAAACCTGAAAATTGATGTTCAAAAAATGAGCGAGCATTTGATGTATCTAGCTCGATTTGAATATTCCCCACAGCAGTAATGGTCTCAGATTTGATTTCTGTATAGGCTAAAAAAAACTGTTTTAGAATTTGACTATATCCATTTGGATTAATGAAGAAGAATAGAAACCTTATCTCTTCACTTACTTTCCTTAAATATTTTCTGACATCCACGATATTGTACAATTCATCATCAGTATCATATCCATTTATTGAAATATCTATTTTGCCTTGAAAGTATTTCATTGCTGAACGTGAAGATGTTAGATATTCAAAGAAAACATGAAGCTTAGACGTATCAAGATTTTCAACCTCTTCTCTTTCAATTATTATATGGGTATCAATAATAGGCGTGCAAAATTTATCTCCCTGATCATAAAAGGATATCTCGTTTAGAATATCGAACATTAAATCTTCATTTTTCTCAATAAAATCGTTAAAATAGCCATAAACAGATTTAACATCATCCTCGCGCCATTTGTTATTTATTAAAGAATACTTTTTATCTTTTTCAATATCCCAACAAAAGCTCATATAGGACATCCCCAGATCATCTAATATTTCATCATCTCGATATTCTCCACCGCCCCAAGTCATTGTAAGCACTAACTCTTGGATATTACCACTATAATATTTATCAATCACCTCATTAAAAGACAAGCTTTTGGTACTTCCCTGCAAACACCCGAAATATATCTTTAAAACCTTAGCATTCGTATTCTTTACATAGATTGAATAATATGGAAGATAACTTTCTTTATTATCATATTCTTTGAAAGTATAATAAAGTGAGAATAGTCCCATTCTAGGGTGGTAGATATTCAATTCAATAGTTGAGTCAGGATGTTTTTTTTCAATTTCGGCTAAAATTTGCAGTATTTGATTCTGCCACACTAGATTTGTTTCCAATAAATCCTGGACTGCCTCTTTCAAATTACTTAGCTTTTGTTTGCAGTTAATACTAAGGTTTGCCTGAAGATTTTGTGCTGAGTTACCTTTACTTCCCTTCAATTCAGCAAGGATGACGTCGTCACTTAAATTTTCATTTAGCTCAAAGAAACCTTTCCTAATCAGCTTATGAAGGTTTATTCCAGGAGTATTAAAATAAAGTATGAACTTCGCAGGATTTCCAATCTCATAATAATCACTTTCTATATTTTCAAGATCAAAAGAATAATTGCGGAGATAATCAATTTGTTCTTCTTCCTCAAGGCCTACAATAGTCTCCTTCACCTCCTCAATTACTTCGTTTGGTTTTGTTTTTTTTATTATATCCAAATGTTCGCTAGCGGACATAGCTTGAGCGGAAAGGAATACTATATAAGAAAATAATTCTGTGTTTGAATCAATCACCTTTGATTTATTCATTCGCATGATATCTTTTATAACACCTACGCGCCTCTCCTTAGAAGAAGAAGCAATTGGTTTGCCTGCCTTCAATATTGTAATTAAAAAATCATAGACACCTGATCCAGTTAATGTTTTTATTATAGATAAAATCCCATCATTTAAATTTAGTTCATCTCTATACCAAAATACATCATATGCAGGGGAAATAAATCTCCCCTTGTTATATTTCAGAGGTTGAATGGTTTCCACTGAAATATCACGACCATCCAGTTTAATATCAATCCCTTTTAATGGAAACTGAATGCTATGAGCTAAGCTTGAAAAAGGGACGAGTAACTCACTCCATTCAGTTGAAGCAATGATAATTCTAATTTCATCGTCATTAGCTCCAAAGTATAATTTAACACCTTCGGCGTATTTCATAACCTCATGCAAAGCTTGCCTTGCCGCTTGATCACTTCGTTTCAATTCTATCAATACATGATTGTTTTGTTTATCTTTGGCGTATATATCAATAAAGCCTTTAGTACCAAGTTTATTTGGCAGATATTTCTCTTTATCGAGAAGAATTAAATCCTCGCCCAGAATGTCTATTCTCTCGCAGACTAAATCACGTAACTCATTTTCTTTCATGTCTCCCCCAAAGCATATTACTGAAAAACCACAAGCATATATAAAAAAAGAAGCAAAAGCAAACCTTCAATTGCATTAACCTAATTTTCAAAAAATACATACATGTAACTTTTCTATTTTTCTCAAAACATTTTTAACAGCCAAAGACAGTAGAGCCTCTCGAATAATGAACTACACGACGTAGTTTAAGTTAATTAAAATCAATTTTCATTGCCCCTCCCAACATGTTCCAAAGTTATATTATTTGAACATCTGATTTTTAGACCCAACACAAGATAATCCTCTATTATAAAAAGCATAGGAAATACGGCCCCTGAATCGCAATCCTTACTACGTAGCAGATGTTCAACCTGAGCATCAAACAGTTCAATCCCCATCGAAAATTCATAATCGCACAATAAAAATTAAGCAGTTAGGAATTTCAGGATTCTACGTAGCCTGGCGTTTTTTTTCATGTTATAGCAATCTTCTGTAAGTCTTCTCAGCACAGCCCGGCGCTCTTTTACAGGCAGTTTACTCACATCAAGCGATCCCGCTCCTTCACTTGGGGTCGTTATCTCGGGTGTAACAACGTCAGTTCCCATCTCTTTTTTGCTTATTTTTTGGTTTGGGGGACAGTTATTGCCACGAGTCCAAGGGGCGACGGGGTCGCCCTGGGCGGCGCTTTCAGCGCCTGGGTTAGCGGGAGCCTTCTTCACCATCTTCCAGGTATGGACATGCGTGCATATTTTGTTTTCCTTACCGGTGATTGGCGACCAAATGCCATAAATACGAATCCCGTGATCGCCATAGGTTCCTGGTTCGACTGTCGGCTCGTAGGCGGTATGAATGAGGTAATTTTTGCGGGGAACAAGTACACCGCCCTGCTTCATAATGTAAGTGGCAAAACAGCCAACATCAGCAGCAGCAAGCACAGCGTCCAGTTTTGGATCCATAAGTACCGGAGCACCCGGTTTGCTGGTTTTCATTGCACGAGTTGCCTGCGATGCGAACAATCGTAACTCGCGGTACGCCTGGCGGCCTGGAATCCCAAAAAAACGAAATTGTTGAACACGGTGCAACGATGCCCACGCAGTGACGTGCTCAGCGCTATCACGTAGTGATTTACCCGTCTCCTTGCTGACGGTATCACCCAGCCCACGCCCATCGATGTTTTTACTGACGTACTTTGCAATATAACTGGCCGGAGTCCCCTTTCGCGGGTCTATCAGCTTTGACTTGAAACGAGCGCCAGTGTTATTGCCAAGTTCGGCGCGATCTTCTCTGATAGCGAAACGACGCAGCAGCTCTGTGATTGCACGTCGATGTTTTTTACGCATAAAACACAATAAATGCCAGTGCACAGTGCCATCGTGATGTGGTTCGGCTACGCGGACGCCGTACCAGCGCAGCTCTTTTTTGTGCATTGCCTTACGGAATGCCGCAAACGTATCAACCAGATAGTCGCTGCTTTTCCTAACTGTCGAGTGATCCCATGTAGGGTTAGGCTTCCCGTTCATCAGTGTGGCGTGGTACTTAGACGGACAGGTGATGGTATAGAACATGGCGCAGTCGCCACGCATTTCAGCTATCAATTCCAGGCCTTTAACACAGGCCATCATCTCATTACGGCGGTGCGCTGGATTGCTGGCACTTGCAAGCACCACATCCTCCATGCTGAGCGTATCGCCATCTTCGTTAATCAGATCATGATTGCGGAAAAAATCCATCGCCTTACGGCGTTGTTCCCGCTTCTGCAACAGAATGTCATGGCTGACATAAGGTGATGTGTGCCGATGAACAAGGCACGCAGCCCGAAGCAACTCTTCCCGCCATTCGTTGCGGAGTTGCCACAGCTTACGTTGCCACCAGTCAGCACAACGCATACGGGCAAGCGCGCCCGGTATCAGCTCGTAATTAATCGGGTTGCGGCGATTATGTTTGCTGCGGAGCGCTTCATAACCCGGCGGGATAACATCAAGGCGTGACACTTCGGCCGCCACACGACGATAGAGCTCCAGTATTACGATGGGAGAAGCTAATTCATCGGTCAGCATCTCACCGCAAAGCTGGATAAAAATCATATCAATGTGCGCTGCGACCAGCGTTGAAAGCCGCTTAACCTCCCGCTGATTCAGTTCAGCAAGTCGAAGGAGTTGATCAAGGCTATCCCTGCCAGCCATGGTCTGGAATGACAGCGACGCCTGGTTAGCACGGACCTTGTCAATTCTCACTAATGAGGGAGTAATGACCTCATTCAGATAGGTAGGCAAATGGCGCGGATCTTCTGATTTTTCCAAATACTTAATCCTTGTTTCCAGCGGCTTGCGCAGGAAACCAGGCAAGCTGGCGACGTCATCACGAATCAGGGTAAGAGGATCAACACGATGGAGTTCTGCATGTCGCTTAGCTTTCTCAATCAGAGCATCATTCAATTCGTCATAGTGCCAGGGATCGCAATGTGCAACAGAAAAGAGGTGCTCTTCTGCTGCACGACTCATTGCTTCAGCCTGCTCGCGTTGATCGCTTTTATCCTGCTCATAAAGCGCAATCCAGACGGCCAGCGCAGATGGTTTCTGTGCAGGCACATCAACAGCATAAGGGTTTACTGGCTGCTTTCTGGCATTCCAGCTCCATGCCAGGGATGTGGAGTCAGGCATAACTTACCTTCGAATCTTATTTTGCAAAACCAATGCCTCAACAAGCCGGCGCGCCAAACATTTCGGCATATGCCGCATCGCCCATCACCGCCCCACAGTCCGGGCAACCTCCACCACCAGAACGACCGCAACCGCCACACACGCGAATTACGCCAATCACTTCACCGGCCATATCGCGGGTTTTGGCGCTAACGGAACGTCGAACTCTGAAGGTGTGGAGATTGAAAGCGGAGTAGATCTGGCGTGTTTCTGGTGTGTCGCTATTCGAGATGACCGAGCGAATTCCATGCTGGCGATTAACGTCCAGCAACGCCGTAACCAAAGCGCAGTGATCATCCAGGGTAAATGGCTTGCCGTAAGCGGTAAAATTGGCTGTTTTGCTAGTCGGGATGTACGGCGGATCGCAGTAAATCACGGAGTCCAGGCTATTCCTGGCGACGTACGGAATGGAAGTACGAAAATCATTACAAAGAAAGAGCGCGTGAGTATCCCGCGCCTTTTCGGCAAATAGGCGCATTTCTGCTTCTGGAAAATAAGGCTCCTTATAGCTGCCAAAGGGGACATTGAAACCGCCATCCCTGTTGGTGCGATAAAGCCCGTTAAAGCAGTGGCGGTTCAGGTATAAAAATGAGGCAGCCCACCGTACAACGTAATCATCTGCACACTCGTCATCCCACGACAGGTGGTTGAACAACTTGCGCTCTTCGTAATAGCTATCTTCGTTATTGCCATTTCTGAATACGTTCCTGGCGATCAGTATCAATCTTTCTGGGTCTTCCCTGAGCGCGAGGAAGAAATTGATCAATGCGCGATTGCTGTCACAAAGCACATAGCGGCGGTATTCCGTATTCATAAAGACTGTGCCACTGCCTACAAAGGGCTCAATCAAGCAATCGGCTTTAGGTAAGTGCTTCAGCAGCTCCGGCAACACGCGGGTTTTTCCGCCAGCCCACTTAAGAGGTGACTTAATCATTTGCGGCATTCCTGGTTATAGGTTTCATGGGTCATCAGTCGCCACTGCTTACCACCGTTTTTGCTGAGCAAACGCCAACGGAGGCCAATGCGGATCACGAGATAGGCGTGTGGCTTGACGCGGGTGTAATTACGCTGTCCACGAGCAAAGCAATTCAGGGCGGCAAGCGCCCTCTTACAAACCGGCAACGGCGCGTTACAAACAACAGACAGACGCGAATGCATGGCGGCCCTCATAGCGATCCAATGTGTGGAGAGGTCAGGCGCTGCCAGATTTCGCAGACTTGCTCCGCTTGATATCGCGCGTCAGTGAGCGTGTAACGTGCCAGGGCGCTTCTCGCATGAGGCGCATAGTCTGTGGCAGCAGCAAGGTCGAGTAGTGAACGAATGCAGCGGTATTTTGTGCCTTCAGGGAAAATGCCTGACACCTCTAAGCGATCCACGGCATAACGAAGTGAAACCAGTTTTTCCGGGGCATCTTTGAACCATACGAATAACGCCGCGTTCCGGGGACAGGTATTGTCGGCGATGAAAGCAGCAAGGCTGCAAAGTGCATCTTCTTCAGCTTCGGTTGCGCTCATTACTTCGGCGCGCCAGTGAGAGTCTTTTTTCATCCAATCGAATGCCGTACTAATGCTGATACGGCCCTTCAAGCTTTCAGATTTACGAATGTCTATCGAAGAATAAAAAACCTTTCCGATCTGCCCTGTTGAGGGCTCAAAAAACACAGCTTCAATGGCACACAGAGGTGATGACGGTTTCTTATTAACGTTAATCAAATCGATCATTAAGTGATTCATGGTCTACTGCCCTCGCTGGTGATTGTTTCGTGGTTGGCTATCCACTGCTCAAGTGCTGAATAAATCTCTTCGGGGGTAAGGCCTTGCTCTTTCAGCAGGCCCATACGGATGCGCAGCAATCCGAGTAAATGGGCGCGCTCGCCTTTGCGCGCATTGGTGCTGATTCCCATAAACTCTGGATCGCTTATTCCGCCTTCCGGCTTTATTGACGTAACCGACATGCAACCTCCTAAAAAAGGCAAAACGAATCCCCGGCAAAGTGAATGCCGTTATTTTTAAAGCAGGTTAATTAATTGTTTGGACGCGATTTTCTTTTAATCTGCTTAAATATCCTTTCATGCCAGTAATACATGAAATCAATAAAGGTCATTCGCGCGCGATCGTGATTACCGCGAATTGCTTTTTCGAGCCCGTAAATTATTAAATCTTTAGACGGGCTTTTTGAGCTAATGGTGATACGAGCACCATTTTTTAGATGTACAGTGAACCCATGCTCTGCACTTTCCATTGCCTCTCGGATCAGCATTTCCTGTTCCCAGGATGTTTTTTCTTCGGTGAACATGGCGTACTCCGATGATCAGTTAAAGCGAGGGGGCTCCAGCCGCCAGGAGGCTCTAGCTCCCAGTTTCAGGTGTTCCAGGATCTCCGGTGTAACCTCTACGGTTACCTCCTGCGGCTGAACAAACTTCATAGCCTTCTTCAGTTGCTCAGCGTCCAGAGATAGCAGGTCGTATGGTTTAGGGATGTCGCCATCGGTCACGGCAATAATGATGTTGCGGAGTTCTTCAAGAGTGCATTCATCATTCTCGCCTTGAAGCATCGCGAAATGATAGAGGTGGGATACGCCGTGGCGTAAAAGCTGAAGAGAGTAATCATGATTCCATTCCAGAAACTCTTTATTGAAATGGAAGCATTGTAAAAGCGAGTTAATTTTTTCTGCATATTCGAGTTTCATTTTCGCCCCCAGAGATTAAAAAGCAATGAAGTGCTTTTTACTCATGATTCTGTCAATCGTTCGACATGCTTCTGATAAAGTAAAGTCGATGCCGTAATAATGGCCTGTGTGCGTAATTTGATAGCGCTGGCGGTTGTACGGTTTTTTGCGTGGGAGTTTCAGAATAGTAAAACCACAGTAGAGGCTGGTTTTGCTATTGAGCTGTGATACTGATCCGCGGCTACCGTTCTTCATGTTTCCTCCCCTGAAACCGGCTATCGACCTGACTCACCGAGACCAAGCCACATCAACCACCCTTCCCTGATCTCCTTTGGACGACTTTCGTAGGCCAGTTTCATGCCGTTGTTCCAGGCTGGAAGGTAAACCCAGTATTCGCCGGCACGGCCAGAAGTAGACTGGGGATCGGTCATCTCGATTACAGGAAGCTTCCCTTTCTCGATCATTCCTCTTACCGCAGCCGGCGTTTTCCCGATGAGTCTGGCAAATTCCTGATAAGGAACCGCATCGGTCGTGCTTGTGATTTGCTTTACCATTAACATTTCCTCGTTATTCGGTTCATGGATTGCTCTTAATGGCTTATAGTTGGCTTTAGTGTTCAATACTAAACACTTAACTGTTTACATCTAAACACCATACTATTGAGATCTAAACACTATGTCAAACGCGTTAAACGAGAAAATCGTCTTAATAAGAAAGTCTGAGTATCTAAGTAGACAGCAACTCGCTGATCTAACAGGAATTCCTTATGGGACTTTAAGTTATTACGAAAGCGGACGCTCAACCCCACCAACCGACGTAATGATGAAGATTCTGCAAATACCTCAATTTACTAAATACACACTGTGGTTTATGACCGATCAGGTTTCGCCTGAAGCCGGTCAAATCGCACCGGCACTCGCACACTTTGGGCAAGACTTAACAACCTCGCAGCACTCAGACCAAAAGACTGGTTAACAATTAACCAGTCCTACATACATTTCAAATGTCTATTATTGGTCGAAAAGTATTCATCACATAATTGCAACGCGTTGAGGCCTAAAGGCAAACGCACCCATCAGAGGGTTTTCTTATGACTATTAAGAAACTCGATGATGGTCGATATGAAGTGGACATCAGGCCTGCTGGTCGCAATGGAAAACGTATCCGCAGGAAGTTTGATAAGAAAAGTGAAGCGGTAGCTTTCGAGAAGCATACCCAGTTCAACCATCACACCAAAGAATGGTTATCAAAACCGACGGATAAGCGGCATCTGTCTGAACTGATACAGCTTTGGTGGAATTTGAAAGGCAAGCATGAGGAGCACGGTCGGATAAACCGCAACAAGTTAGACGTGTTTTGCAGGATTACAGACGATCCTTGTGCTTTTCAGATTACGAAAGCGCTGATTAGTCAGTATTACGCGGCAAGAAGAAGCCAGGGTATTAAAGCTTCCACCATTAACCGCGATCTCAACAGTATCAGTGGTATGTTCACAGCGCTTATCGAGGCCGAGTTGTTTTCGGGTGAACATCCGATCAGAGGGCGGAAGAAGTTGAAAGAAGAAGTCCCAGAAACTGGCTATCTGACAGAGGACGAAATCAAGCACTTGCTCTTTAAACTGGATGGCGACAACAAGAAGATAGCTGTTCTGTGTTTAAGTACTGGTGCTCGCTGGGGCGAAGCGGCTCGACTCAAGGCGGAACACATCATACAGAACCGTGTGACGTTCGTTAAAACCAAGAGTAACAAGCAGCGGACTGTTCCAGTTTCAGCGGAAGTGGCAAAACTCATAGCGGATGGTAAGCGAGGGTTGTTATTTGGTAAGGCGTCTTATTCTGACTTCAGGCAGATACTCAGGGAGGTAAAACCTGATCTTCCGACCGGCCAGGCGACGCATGCACTACGCCACAGTTTCGCGACGCATTTTATGATTAATGGGGGGAGCATAATTACATTACAGAGGATCTTAGGACATGCGCGAATTGAGCAAACTATGGCCTACGCTCACTTTGCACCGGAATATCTTCAGGACGCGATCTCGCTTAACCCGCTGAGAGGTAGCGCTGATGTGTGAAACGTCCACATAATGTCCACAGATGGGTAATTAGTTATGGCTTTCAATGGTCTTGCGTGCCGCGCAACTCCGCATTGTACCGTTGAAAGCCCCTTGTTCCGGGTGTCTCCAACGCACCCGACGGGGCTTTTTTTCCCACCGCGTGGACAAGTATTCCCCAGACAGATGTGATAAATTTAAAAATATCACTGTTTATTTGACGCTGATGTCCGTTTGCAGCCCAATATGCTGGGGTGACGTTTGGCGTGCTGGAGCTGTATTATTCATGTCAGATTTTATTCTTGCCCGGGTGTCGCAAACCCTCGCTGCGGAACAGTCCCTGGAAACCCTGGTGCGCCAGCTGCTGGAGATGCTGGAGGCGGTGACGCGAATGGAGTCCACCTACCTCACCCGCATTGATACCAACGCCCAGCGGCAGCAGATCATGTTCGCCCACAACAGCAGCGAAATGCAGATCCCGGAAGGATTTTCCGTCCCCTGGGATGAATCCCTGTGCAAACGCGCCCTTGAGGATCAGTGTACGTTTAGCAATGACGTTGCCAACCGCTGGCACTCCTGCATCGCCGCCCAGGAGCTGGGAATCGCTACTTTTTTAAGCATTCCCGTCCGCCTGGCCGACGGCTCTCTGTTCGGCACCCTCTGCGCCACCAGCCGGCAACAACAGCCTTATAACCTCGAAGGCGAACAGGTCATGGGCCTGTTTGCGAAGCTCATTTCCCACTACGTGGAAAAAGACACCCTGGTGCAACAGCTGCAGGCGGCAAACGTCGCGCTGGAGCTGCACTCGACTACCGATGAGCTCACCCAGCTTCCCAATCGCCGCGCGCTGTTTAAGCAGCTGGCGTTACGCTTTGCCTCCGCCCGCGCCCAGCAGCAGCAGGTCTCGCTTATTTTTATCGATCTCGATGGTTTCAAAGCCATTAACGATCGGTTCGGCCATCCGTGCGGCGACAGCTTTCTGGTGCAGGTCGGCAAACGACTCACCGCTGTCGCGCGCCGGGAAGATATCGTTGGCCGCCTTGGCGGCGATGAGTTTTTGATCGTCGGTAGCGCCCAGCAGCCTGCCGCACAGCAGGCGTATGTCACGTCCCTGCGTCAGGCTCTGTGCGGCGTCTACTTCCTCGGCGAACAGCGTATCGACTATGAGGGCGCTAGCTTCGGGGTGGTCACCTGCGATCCGCAGAGTATCGATGTTGAAGCGGCCTTACGCGCTGCCGATGAGGCGATGTACCAGGATAAGAAGTCCCGCCGCCAGGAGAATTTCATTCATATTGACTAA